GGATGAACCAAGTATTCCACCTGGAACGTCTTTTCGCATATGATATACCGAAGTAGCTAATAATAATATAGTTTGTTGTTCTAGATTCATATTTAATACAATAGGATTTATTAAAGCATAGGAAAGAATCGTTTTTCTAGGACATTCTACTAAATCTGTAATTCCGTGAGCTATGGTTGGAAACAACATATATAGTTTTAATATTATTAATAAGAAACACCTACGATAATTATAAAAAAAAATATACCCATTGCTATATTATAAAAAGGAGTCGTATTTTCTTGTTCAGTTACTGATTTTCTAGTTTTGTTTGTGACGATTCTAGTTTTTATCGAGGATAATTGATTTGCTTTAAGTGAATGTTTTTTCGGTTCCGCACGTTCGGTTTTACGTGAACGTTTTTTCGGTTCCGCACGTTCGGTTTTACGTGAAGCATTTCTACCCTTGGAAATAGAGACGGCCCAAGCGGCCGAAGACTCCGTAGAATTATTGGGATATATTCTAGAAATCGTTTTAGCCGATAGAGTCTTATTTCCTAATCTTGTGGCTGATTCACGTTCTTTCGCGGATTTTATAGGTAACTGTTTGAGTTTCAATAATTCCCAATGTATTAGGTCTATATGATTAATATATATACAACGGGTAGTTTTCATAGGATTAATTTTAATCCACTTATTCTCAGTTTTGCCACCGCTTATTATATGTGTTCGTAAATAGATACAAATCTTAAATATTTTACAAATATGATAAAAATCTTTGTCTTGTAAATAATACCCTTCTTTCATTGTCTCTAAGTCTTTAAGACTTGGGGAATATATAGACACTTTTTCTTCACTCTTATTTTTTATATAATAATTATATAAAGCTGTTCTAAATGCTATTATATTAGGTTTAATATAAGATATAATATTTTTTTTTACCATACGTAAAAGAACATTTATACGATCTTTATCTTCATTGATTAGACTATTTATTATATTTATAATTTTTTTCTCACTATAATATTGTTTCAAACCTTCTAATAATGTATGAATCGCACAATCACCGTCTTTTTCAGTATGTACTATATCAAACATTTCCATAGGAAATGTATCTATATCCAATGTATTTTCATTATACTCTTTCATTTCGGCTGAAATATTCATATATATATATTATTTTATTAAATGTTGAATCAAATCGATGCGTCCTTGTCTCAAATAAGACTGGTCCAGTTTATTTATATCATTTACAGATACATTTGAACATAATATTAATATTACATTTGGATATAACCCATAATCTAATTTATCTAGCATATTATTCCATGTAGTTTTGTTGTAAACTTGAATTGAATTATGTTTATGCGGTAAAATAGTTTCTTTGTGTATTTTGTGTATCAGTATATCTACTTCATCTAACAATAGAATCAAAGGTTTTTTTGGTGTAGGATGAATACAATTATATATATTTGAAAAGTGGTCCGACGGTTCAGTCGGATTAAATGTATCACATAAATAACAATTCAATTCGCGTGCCATTAAATAAGCCAAAAATGTTTTTCCACTATTCACGTTTCCGTATAAATAACATTTCACATTATTTTTTGTATTATAAATATTCATAATATTATCATATACTTGTCTCTGTTGTTCCGTAAATACATTTGAGTTGATATACATTTTAGATTTATTATATTCAAAAAAACTATAATCACCCGTTCTATAACAATAGTCTATTTTAGATTCATTATTTTCAGTTGGTATGATTTTTTCTATATGAGGTTTATTACTTTTTTCTAATATTTCATATTTGTTTTTGGCATGAATTAATATATAAACAAGTCGTCCAGCATAATCCGGTGGAAAATAAGCAAGCATCTTACGATGAACTGTTAATCCCAATGGTTTAAATTCATCCGAATAACTCATACATAATGAATCTTTTAATAAATGTCTTATATTATTTATTTTATCTTTATTATGGATTGTATACAAATGATAATCAAATAGTTTCAGAAAAAATAAAATAAATGGTTTAAATAATAAAAAGGTAGAATTTATATTGGATAGAGACATACAAATTAATAAGAATATGTTGTCCATTCATAATAATGATGAATTATATTTATATAAAAATTGATTATACATATAATAATATATTAAGTAAGATGTCGGTCAAAAAATCATTGGTGCTTGAACAAATGTATGAATATGCCCCTAAGCGGGCATCTATTCCAAATGCGAATAATGGGCGTGCTTACATGGCTTGCTTAGTTTTAGATGAAAAATATTATCTTTTATGTCGCCGGCTATAACAAATATGAAACTACTTTAAAACATGGAACCATACATGCCGAGGTAGACGCTTTATTAAAATTACCTCAACAATCCAAACCAAAAAAAATATCTTTATGTGTATTTACAACCAACAAAGAAGGTTCTATTTTAAGAATGAGCAAATGTTGCGAAAATTGTGAAAAAAGTATTCGTATTTTATCTAAGAAAAAAAACTATATCATAAAAAACATCTACTATATAGATGAAGATGGGAAACTTCAAACAATGTAAACAAACTCATTTACAATCGAATTTTTACGATTGTAGTGTAAATGATAATCTCTAGGGAAGAAATATTTTTTATATTTTTTTAATAAACAGAGTCTATCTTCTTTTTGAATATAATTGTAGAAATATTGAACGTCGGACGAAATATAGGGTGTTTGTATAATGGGCGGTTCACCATATTCACGCTTTTTACAACTTGATTCTATATTATATTTATACAATCCTTTTTGAAAACAACCCGTACATAATAAACGTTTCCGTTTGCCATTATACATTTTCTCCTTAATATATACGCAATGTTCTTTATACATCAAATACTTTGAAATATATAAAACAATATCATTTTGTATTTTATCGCCAAATGACAATAATAAATCTATCTTATAGTCATTATAAAACCAATTGGACGCTTTTTCCAGATCATTATCACAATTTTCACAGTACATTTTCTATGGTGTTTATTTCTATTTCTTTATTTCAATTTTTTAGATTATAATAAACGATTATATCCAGTTTAGATGGTATATTTTGTTTACTACAAAACGTTTGAACTTCCTTACTATAATAATCATCTATCCATGAATCAAAATAATAAATTATACTATTATCGGTTATTATTTTTTTACTATGTATTATTTTATAAAAGCCTAATTGAAAACAAGACGTACATAAATGTTTACATTGATTCGAATATAACACTTTATGACCATTGTAATGATATAAGTATTGTGTTATATAATGTATCAGTTCATTCGGTAATTTAAAAATACATAATAAATTTGTCGTATATTCATTATTAAAAAACTTACACGATTCTACACAATTGAAATTACACGTTTCGCACGTCATATGTATATATATATATGAATTATTTAGGTAATTGTCTTAATGATATAAAATACATAATAAATGGGACTATAAAGAATACTAAATAGATAATATTATCTTTTAGATTTATTTCCTTTTTATACATAATACTATCTATGATTTCATTTATTAAATAGGATAAACTGACCGAAGCTATAATAGATGTGATAAATATACTAAATGACCCAAAATCCATAATTTTCAAAAGAAACCTACCACTTTTTGTCTCACTTAGGGATATTCTAAAATTATAATACGAATAAAAAATAAAACTTAATGCTATAAAAGAGACAATCCATTGCGTTATATCTAGATCTATTTTTAATAAGTTTTTCAAAGGAATAGATACTAATAAACCAGCATCAGGTATAGGAGTAGCCGTTACAAATAAACACCATATAATAAAGGTTGTAAATAAACCACGTTTTAAACCAAAGAATATATAATAATATACAAATATCAAAATGAACAATAAGGATAATCCATTGAATAAATTTATATTAATGGTATCTTTCAGCGTTTCAGATATATTTATCTCATTTATATAATATACAAATGCTAATAATATTATGGTAATTATTGTAAATAAATAGTTCATATAATATTATTTTATTTTATTAATCCACTTGTTCCATTGTATCTAAGAACACTTCGTCGGACTGTTCGTCGGACTGTTCGTCGGACTGTTCGTCGGACGGTTCTTCCGAAATATCTAAACCAAGCCTAATGAGTCTATGAATTCTATTTGTATAGTCATTTGGATTTTCCATAGTAAACCCGGAATTGATTAGTGTAGTTTCATATAATAACCAAATGAGGTCTTTAGCCATTTTTTCATCTTTTTCATATTTTTGTTTTAGATTTTGTACAATATCGCTATTTGGATTGAGTTCAAATACTTTACTACTTTTCATATTATTTGTCTCTTGTAACGCTTGGGCCTTCATAATTCTCTCCATATTAGCAGACCAACCATATTGACTTGTTACTAAAATACATGGAGAACTGGTTAGACGGTTTGATACCACTACACTCTGAATATTGCTATCCAATGTTTTCTTAATGAACTCGCATAAGGGTTTATAGTCTACACATTGATTTTCGTAATTTTCTTTTTCTTCTTTGGTTTGTTCAAATTCTAACTTATCTTTTGTAATAGAGACAAATGTTTTACTATCAAATTCTTTCAGTTGTTGCATCATATATTCGTCAATAGCGTCACACATAAATAATACCTCATAATTTTTTGCTTTTAATTGTTCTAAGCATGGCGAATGTTCAATGCTTGACATACTCTCACCTGTAATATAATAAATATCTTTTTGGTTTTCTTTCATTCTAGATACATAATCTGATAAAGAGACAAAGTCATCTTTACTTGTTTTAAATCGTAATAATTCAGCTAATTTGTCTCTATGTCCCGATTCTTCATGAACACCAAGCTTAATATTTTTAGAATATTGTCCATAAAAGGTTTTATAGTCGTCCACTTCATTCATCATATCAATCGATTTCTTGATTAAGTTTTTACGAATTACTTTCAGAATTCGGTTTTGTTGTAAAGTTTCGCGCGAAATATTCAAGGGTAGATCTTCCGAATCTACAACCCCTTTTACAAAATTTAACCATTCCGGTAATAGGTCTTCGCAATTATCCATAATAAATACGCGTCTAACGTATAATTTAATATGGTTCTTCTTTTTTTCTTGAAACATATCCATGCGTTGTGGGACAAATAAAATAGACCTAAATTCTAATTGACCTTCTACTGAAAATTGTTTCTGGGTCATAGGTTCTTGCCAATCATTCGTTAAAACTTTATAAAAAGAATTATATTCTTCTTGGGTTACATCCTTTCTTAGCCAAATTGGTTTTTGTTTATTTAGTTGCTCCCAAGATACTTGAACTTTTGTCTCAACGTCCACTTTACCGTCCGCTTCAACTTCCACTTTACCGTCCGCTTCAACTTTTGACTCAACATCCTCTTCAACTTCCGCTTCAACTTCCGCTTCAACTTCCGCTTCAACATATAACTGGATAGGAAAATTAATATATTCAGAATGTTTTTGAACTAGATTCTTAATTCTAGACTCTTCTAGATAATTTAACATATCGTCTTTCATAAATAAAACAATCTTCGTACCGCGTTCGCTCATTTCAGCTTTTTCTACTGTAAATGAACCTCCCGCATTTGAAGTCCACTTGTAAGCATCGCTATCTTGATTTGAAGTTACTTCAACCCGGTCGGCTACTAAGAATGCCGAGTAAAATCCAACGCCAAATTGTCCAATCATAGACATATCTGCCCCAGCTTGTAGCGACTCCATAAATGCCTTTGTTCCTGATTTAGCAATTGTACCTAGATTGTTTACAAGCTCTTCTTTGCTCATTCCAATTCCATTGTCTTGAATCGTTAATGTATGATTGGATGTATCAGCCTTTAATCGGATACATAATTCTTCTTTATTTAATTCCGGATTTGTAAGCGAAGTGTATCTTAATTTATCAAGCGCATCCGAAGCATTACATATTAACTCGCGTAAAAATACATCTTTATTTGTATAAAATGTATTAATAATTAAGGATAATAGTTGGTTAATATCAGCCGAGAAAGCAAACGTTTCACTCATTTATAGGATTAAAATTAAATCTTTAAATTGATTTAAAAATAGGTTATACATTATAATATGTTGTCTGAACAAAATCCGCATGAACGTGATAAAAATATTACATTCAAAGAAAACGGACATATTTATAATGTAAATGGTGTGAATAATTTTACATCGGTTACAACTTGGGTAAAGCGAAAATTTGAAAAGTTTGATGCCGACAAGATTATTGATACTATGATGAATTCTAAACATTGGGAAAGTAATAAATATTATGGTATGACCAAACAAGAAATAAAAGAGGCATGGAATACAAACCGAGACGCTGCCGCGTCCAATGGAACCAATATGCACAAAATGTTTGAAGATTATTATAACCAAGAACCTATGCATTATTATAATAGTGAAACGATTGAATATAAGTATTTTTCGGAGTTTATAAAAGATCATAGCCATTTAAAACCATATCGCACCGAATGGATGATTTACGACGAACAAATGAAGATTGCTGGTTCGATTGATATGGTTTATTTAAATGAAGACGGCACATTAAGTATTTATGACTGGAAACGTTGTAAATCCATTGATAAAACAAACCCATACAATAAGTTTTCGATTGACTTAAAATATAATTATTTACCAGATACAAATTATTGGCATTATACATTACAACTCAATATGTATAAAACGATTTTAGAAAGAAACTATGGATTTGTTGTCTCCGAATTATTTCTAGTAGGTATTCATCCAGAGCTTCATACCAGTTATAAAAAAATCAAGGTACCCTTTTTAAATATTGTATAACTAAGTTTATAAATACCGAAATGCCACATAATATAATTCGTCCAACTCTTTTTCCCAATATTCTATACACATTTGTTTATCGACGGATGTGTAATTTGTAGTATTATAATAACGCAACATTTTTTCTATAAAAAGAGCTTTATTATGATAATCTTCTATTTTACGGTATAATTCAAGTTGTTTTAATAAATTATCATTCAAATACATATTATATTATATTTTTATATTCTATATGAATTTTATACAAAAAACAATTCGATTTATCTTGAAAAAACGAAAAAAACGAAAAACCCGAAAAGTAAAAGGTGGATGAGTAAAAAAGAAATGATAAATAATTCATTTTTTATAATAATGACGACTTTACGAGTCTGACCTTTATAAAAATTGATATTATTTTATATATTATGTAAGGTATGGCTTGTCTACAAACGAATCAAGATATGGAAACGTTATTTATGAACCGAGACAAAGATTTTCAAATTGTATTAGACCATCTCAAAGAATACAAAGATATTGTATTTATGTTATATGATTTCTTTATCATAAATAAAGATAAAGATAATTTTAAGAAAATGTTTGAGCGTATGATTTCGTCCTTAGGTAAACATTATAAGTTCAAAGTAACCAAAGTATTTTTAGTATATGTTTATCAAAAAATGATAAAACAAGGTGAACTAACCAACGATAGTCATTTTTGGCTTTATATTCAAAAATGTCCTTCACGTAATTTATCGGGTGTCAATAGTTTTGCTCTATTACTTTCACCACATCCCGAAGGTTTAGTATCGTGTAAACATAATTGTTATTATTGTCCGGACGAAACACGTAAAAATGGAGCTGAAGACGATATGCCGCGTAGTTATTTGAAAATGGAACCAGCCGTTCAACGCGGATTTCTAAATGGTTGGGACGCTTGTAATCAAATGAATGATAGAATGAATAGCTTAATGCTTCAAGGTCATGAAGTAGATAAATTAGAACTTATTATTGAAGGAGGTACTTATACCGAATTCCCAATGTCTTATTTAAAACAATTTCATCGTGATATATTTTATGCGGCAAATATATTTTTCGCAGATAAACGAGATCCCTTGTCTTTAAAAGAAGAAATGGCTCTAAATAAAACATCCAAGGTTAGAATTATCGGAATATGTATTGAAACCCGACCCGACGCGATTGATTATAATTGGATTAAGTTCTTTCGCGAAACTGGAACGACTCGTGTTCAATTAGGAGTTCAACATATTGACAATGATATTTTGAGATTAATAAATCGCGGACATACATTCGAACAATCGTGTGACGCGGTAGACCTTTTAAAAAATAATTGTTTCAAAGTAGATATTCATTTGATGCCAGATTTACCGTATTCTACTCCCGAAAAAGACAAACATATGTTTCTATGTGTTTTCAAGACATCCATTATTTGTCCAGACCAAGTAAAAATTTATCCATGCGAAGTAACCCCTTATACAGTCATTGAAAAATGGTATAAAAATGGTAAATATATACCATATAGCGAAATAAGTCCCGAAACATTATTAGAAGTAATTCAATATGGTATGAAATTATGTCCACCTTGGGTAAGGATCCCACGAGTGGTAAGAGATATTCCAATTAGTTATATTCAAGCGGGTAATAAAATTTCAAATTTGAGACAAAAACTAGAAGGATACGATGAAATGCGTAGTCGCGAAATTGCTAGACATACCGAATATTATAATAAACCATGTAAATATGTCATTCGTAAATACAAAGCTGGTACCGGAATGGAATATTTCATTTCACTTGAAAGCATTGACAAAAAAGTTTTATTTGGATTCTTACGACTACGTTTAACGCATTCCAAACCTTTGTTTGATAGTTTACAAAATATGGGTTTAATCCGCGAATTACATGTATATAATCACTTAGTTCCGGTTGGATATAAACGATTTAACAGCTCACAACATAAAGGAACCGGTAAGCAATTATTAAAATATGCCGAATGGATTAGCTGGGTTTATGGTAAAAATGGAGTTGCGGTTATTAGTGGTGAAGGAGTCCGACCATATTATAATCGTTTAGGATATAAAGAAAAAGAAAGTTTTGAAATAAAAATATGGTTAAATATATACAATACTATTTACATAAGCGTGTGTATTTTATATATTACATATAAAGTTATCGTACATATGAAAGCAAACATATAAATATAATTATTTTGTTTACGTATTAATATTTTTTTGTTGGGGTACATCTCTTCGTATGGATATGTTCGCTTCATACATTTTTATTTATTTATTTTATATTTCAATTTTATAAATGAAGTATCACAATAAACTTACGTATTTAGTCATTTCAGCTTTATCCTTTTCATTCTTATATTCTTTCATGAATCCTATAAATTTTCATGGAATGAATAAAATACAAGATAAAATTAAAGACGAACTTATTGAAGATGAAGCGAATGAACCTTTTTATTCGCCCTACAATAAAGAAAAAGTGAAACGCGACGTTCAAGATATTGTATCCAAAGAAGGCGACAAAATAAAAGAACAAAACTATTTTCAAAGGTATTTAGATTGTTTATATTTCTCTATCATTACTTCGTGTTTATTAGGATATGGAGACATATACCCTATTACCAATATATCCAAAGTGTTCGTATCGATACAAGGGCTTATCACATTAGCCCTTATTTTATATTAACATCAAGGTCATTGCCGAATAATTATGTAAATCAATTAATGTATCTCTAATTCTTTCGTCGTTTATCAAATTTACTCCATTTTTGGTTATAGACATAGTTCGTTGTAATTTATCTTCTATCCTCATTAGAACTCCAATCAGTCCGTATTTAGCAAATGCGTCGCCATAATCAATATTTTTTTTAGTAAATAATTCTAATGCTTCATTTTGAATTTTTTTCATTTGTTCTACTCGGTTCATTATATATTATTGAAAAGTATTTTAATAATTAAGATATTATTAAAATATGAATGATTTAAATATGAATGATTTAAATATGAATGATTTAAATATTAATCCGAACTTTCTTGGGGTTTAGAACGAACATCTACTTGACACATTAGAGAGCCCCACGGAACTGGAGCACGAATATTAGAAAGCTTCTTCTTGGACCCATCCATATTCACTACTTCACCACTTACATATTCGCCTGCCCGTAGATACTTATAACCAGTAATAGAAATATCACTGTGGTGACAGAAATATTCACTTCCAGTTTCATCTACTACAAATCCGAAACCCTTTCTTTTGTTAAACCATTTTACTTGATACATTATTATATTTATATATAGCAATTCTTTATATCATTTTTATATATAATGTATTTAATTCTAATATTGTTCATTGTTTTATTCAATATGAATTATAAAGAAGGATTTTGGGGACGTAATTCTTTTTTACAACGATTAAGAGATATGCGCAAACAACTTCGAATTCAAGAAGAACGGCGACTACAAAATATAAGAAACATTTTTTTACAACGTGAGCGAAAACGTATAGAACGTAAGCGCAAAATATTACATGATGAACAAGTTAGACGTCGTGTTGAAGCCGAACGATTAGAACGAGAAAGAATACAAGCTATATTAGACGAACAACGGAGACTACGACTCATAGAAGAACAAAAAGAACTAGACCGAATATCAAAAGAAGAAAAACAAGGCATACTAACTAGTTATTTATCCTACTAATATATATGTTATTGTATTTACTTGTTATAGTCATTTTTATTTATGTTTTATGTCAATATGAAGGACTTACCACTTACACAAAATATAAAGATATTAGTAATAATTTTAAACACAATATTCCAGAGGATACCGATTGTATATATACACAAGTACCACCACAAATTGCGAAAATATATAATACTGACTTTGATTCACCGTTCAACCGATATAGTCTTAATAATATAAATTCAAAATATAATAAATCTTATTATGATGATACGTCGTTCAATGTAGATATTAATATTACTAAACAATCTGCTAATAATGTTTTACCTTATTTCAAAAGCTATTCTTATTGTGATTTAAGTAATAATGTACCTTCTTGTACTTATACGACATGCGGTATACCGGAAGAAACCCACGATAAAAGCGTTGCCGAATTAATGAATAAACATCAGAAATCCTACAAAGAAACCGCCGTACAAAAATTATCCAACGAACGTAAAACAAATTCAAATAACTATACTACTTACAATACAACCTCTAATAATTATTTATCTTCTATTCAAAATATATAATGAATCAAATCTTATTAAGCGCTTATATTTCATTGATTATACAATTCATTACTGGAATGATATCTTTATACGGAATATTTATTCCACTCCCATTCAAAGATAAAATATTACGAGACATACTTATACTTGAAACAATAGTTCAATTGATTGAATTTATATTTTATCTTTGGTTAGTTGTCTCTTTTTATAAAATAAATTACGATGTTACTTATGTAAGATATTTTGATTGGTTTTGGACTACTCCGGTTATGTTACTTAGTACTATCTTTTTCTTTGAATATGTCTCCAAACAAGCCACTAGTGTTATTGATATTACAATAAAGGATTTTTCTTATTTATCTTTGATTATAATTTGTAATTTTTTTATGCTTTTGTTTGGATATTTAGGAGAAATTAAAAAAATGTATAAAGCTATTTCGGTTACTCTTGGGTTTATATTTTTAGTGATTACCTTTTATTTAATTTATATTAAATATGTTGGAGATCCTATTCTAAATAAAGTATTATTTTTTAGTATGTTTTTTATATGGATTTTATACGGCGTAGCTTTCCTATTGCCTTATTCAAAAAAAAATACGATGTATAATATTTTAGATATTTTCTCTAAGAATATTTATAGTATTTTTATTTTCTTCAAAATATATTACACCAATGTTAAAGAATTTCGCGGATTAATTTAATCCATTCATTCACGGTTTCACTAGTATTCTCTATGTTCGCGTTAATCAATAATACATCTTTACCTAATAACCATTTATCATGATATTGGCTACAATTTTCTAAGTACTCTAATGGTATCGTTTCACCTAAGCGGGAACGTTTCAATACTCTCTCATAAGATACTTGTGGGTCGGTCTTTAGATATACGTATTGAATATCTTGTATAATATTAAATTCTTCGAACCATTTATTGTAAATCATAAACTCCAAATGTTCTATTAACTTATTATCATATAACATTTGACAAAATACATGCTTGTCTGTATATAAACTTCGTTCCGTTATAATTACGTCGTATTTACCGCTTTCAATCGCTTTTTTTAATATAGACAAACGACTAATATAAGCCATCATTTGAAAAGAGAACGCATACTTCTTACTATCTTTATAATAATTTTCTAACATGGTTATACCGTCTTTATCCACTATTGTATTCCATATATCAACGGGTTCTTCTAAAAAACACACGCGTTCATTATGGATATTGCGTTTAAGTTCTTCAACGAATGTGGATTTACCCGAACCAATATTTCCTTCAATTGAAATCAGCTTCATTACATTTTTATATATTTTTTTATAATTCAATTTTATATATGCCCGGACCTTTTAGAAGCCGAAGAACTAAACGTTTTAAAGCTAGAAATCCAATGAGAACACGTTCTAGAACTTTAGAACCGTCTGTTAACCGTACCACTTTACACTTAAGACCGGATAATTTACCTTTTTTACCAAGTCATAGATTATACGAAAGTAGAGATTTTGCTAGACGCCGAACTCCTTATAGAGTAATGAATCGTAGTATAAGACGCCCTATTTATTCTCCAGTTAAATATAGAAACTAGGGATTTAAGCGTGGTTTATCATTCACCCATTCATAATTTAATTTTATATTTTTATAATATATATGGCAAAAACAAAAAAACAAATGAATAAAACGAATAAAAAAATGAAAAAGAAAGGAACCAAGCGAAAAATGACTCCGTGGAATGCGTTTGTTAAAAAAATTTATGCTCGTGAAAAAAAAAATGGCAAATCATTCAAAGAATGTTTAGGGATTGCCTCAAAAGAAAAAAAACAAGGAAAAATGAATTAAACATATAATTCATACTTGAAATATAAATGAACTGCTAAAAGAGATAAGACAAAATTCACCACTATAGACAATATTACATTTATATTCAATAATAACAATGTTAAAATAATAAGAATTACCGATAATGAAGCTCCTAAAAAAGCGTGATACAAAAATTCACTTATATATTTTTCACCTTTATAATAAGAAACATATATAGGAACAAATAATAATATAGGCGCCGCCCACAAAAAAGCAAATATTTTCCATGGACTTTCATTGTAATTTTCGACAATATATCCCGATAAACCTCCTACAAAGGCGCCTATGGCTAAATTTAGAAAAGTTCGGTACATTATATATTATAAATTATTTTTAACCCTTCTAAATCTTTCTTTAGAGCCAAAAAATCACAATCCAAACTATACGGTTTCTCTAAGATATACTTTATTTCGAATGTATCCTCTATCTTATTACCCATTACCATATACAATGCGTGGGTTTCTTTATTTAATTTGTTTGACCAAATCAATGTTTCGTTCAAATGGTCGTATGAGTTCTTATTATATTTATAATCAGATTTATAACTATATATATTTGACCATTTATTCAAT